CCGGACAGGATTCAAGTGCTAAAAGCATTTTACGAAGAAGAATTTGCGCGTGCTGCTGCAGAAGATCGGGAACGGTCTAGTTACTTCGCAGTTCCAACATTTAGAGAACCAGCATGACCGCAGGATACGCATCAGGCAAATTTGCAATTGCTTTGTGCGATCAGTGCGGGCAACGGTACAAGCTCAACCAACTTATTAAAGACTGGAAAGGGTTTAAGGTTTGCTCAGAATGCTATGAGCCCAAGCATCCCCAGCTTGAGCCAAAACGTAACATTAATGAGCCACAAGCCTTGTATCAGCCACGACCAGAGGCTAGAATGGGGGTAACAATATATGTTGGGTTTACGGCAGACACATCATTTGCCAGTATTGGGATGATGCCAATGCCCCAAGCAAAACCGCTTGTTGCAGGAACTTCACTTGGAACGGTGACAACGGAGATCACATGAATTACACCGAATTAAGTGATGCCCTTCAGGCTTATACAAATAACACCAGCGACGAGTTTGTTGCTGAAATTCCTACGTTTGTTCAACAAGCAGAACAAAGAATCTATAACACCGTTCAAATTGCCAATCTACGCAAAAATATGAAAGGCGTTATTTCTGCTGGAAATAAATATCTGACATGTCCTGCTGATTTTTTGTCTGCATACTCATTAGCTATTTATCCAAATCCAAGCACAACAGCCACTGGGGTATCTGGGGAATTTGATATTGAAGTGGCGGATTCTTCCGAATTAATTGTGGGAATGTACGTGTCTGGAACGGGAATATCAGTAGATGCGTCTATAGAAAGCATAGATGGCACAACGATTACTTTAAGTGTTGCTAATACTGGTACGGTATCTGGAACAATCACTTTTCAAGGTGACTATACATATTTGTTGAATAGGGATGTTAATTATATTAGGCAGGTTTATCCAAACCCTTCATACCGATCAACTCCAAAATATTATGCAATATTTGGACCAAATAGCGAAAACATTAATGAATTGACTTTTATTATGGGGCCTACCCCTGATATGGCATATAGCGCCGAACTACATTTTTATTATTATCCTGAGTCTATTGTTACTGCCGGTACAACGTGGCTTGGTGATAATTTTGATTCTGTTTTGTTGTACGGTTCTTTAGTAGAAGCTTACACCTGGATGAAAGGAGAACAAGATTTGATGGCTTTGTATGATACAAAGTTTAAAGAGGCACTTGGGTTGTTGAAATATTTGGGTGATGGTAAGCAGCGTGGAGATGCTTATCAAGATGGTCAAGTCAAAATTCCTGTGAGGTAACAAATGATTACGGCAGGATTGACAAATAGTTTTAAAGAACAACTTTTATTGGGGGTTCATGACTTTAGTACAGATGTCATGAAAATGGCGCTGTATACGTCTAATTCCGACATTTCCCCCTATACTACAGAATACACAGTTACCAATGAGGTATCTGGGGTAGGCTATACAGCTGGGGGTCAAATTTTACTAAATGTAACAGTAAATTTAGACAATGGAATTGCATATGTGTCATTTGACAACCCTGTTTGGAATGCGTCTACGTTTACTACCCGTGGAGCATTGATTTATAACTCTTCCAAAAGTAATAAATCTGTTGCAGTATTAAATTTTGGAATTGATCAGACTATGTTGAGTCAACAGTTTCAGGTAATATTACCACCTGATAATTTTGATAACGCACTTATTCGTCTTACTTAAGGAGTAATCATGCTTAACAGTAAAGCAACATCAACCGACAATGTTTCGGCTGGATTGATTGCCAAAACCGGTTTTTCTGAAAACACTAAAGCGGGTGGTGTATTCCACGTTGAGTGCTTTGACAAAGACGGCAATCTTAAATGGCAAGAGCAAATGCATAACCTTGTTGTAAGCGAAGGTTTGCAAGACATGAACACAAACTATTTTAAAGGCAGTTCTTATACGGCAGCTTTTTATATTGGTTTGGTTACGGGGCCAAGTTCTGCATCGACATATGCCGCTTCAGATACGCTTGCATCTCACGCTGGTTGGACTGAATTTACTAACTATTCTGGTTCACGCAAAGCAATGACCTATGGTTCAGCTACAAACGCCACCCCATCAGTAATCACAACTACAGCTTCCCCTTCTCAGTTTTCGATTACCGGGGCAGGTGGAACAGTGGCTGGTGCGTTTGTTTGTACCGTTGATAGTGGCACTTCAGGAGTTTTGTTTTCGGAAGCCGATTTTCAATCTCCCGGTGACAGGGTGGTTGTATCCGGTGACACGCTAAACGTAACTTACTCCTTTAGCCTTGATGCTGCTTAAGGTTACTTGTTGTGTTTGGGATAAGCCCATTTGCAGCAGCACCATTTTCTTCCGTTGAAGGCGGGGCTGTATTTGATTCTGCCATAACAGACGCAGCGTCTATTGAAGCCTTTAGTTTTTTATTGGTTGGTTTTAGTGTTTTAAGCACAGACACAGTCGTTGGCGCAGATCAGACACAGGTAATAGCATCTGTGTTTAATGCCGTTGTGCCAGACTCAAGTACAGCGTCCGATCAAAATAGTGCAATTGGCACACTTAATGCTGCTTTCTTAGATCAATCGGCAATATCAGACACAGCTTCCAGTATTGCAAGCGTTCTTGTCAGTATTTCTGACGCCGCTGTTGGTACAGATTCGACATTTGTAGCCCCGTCAATATTTAATGCGCCTGTAAGTGAAGTTGTAAATGCAGCGGACTCTGTCTTGGCATTGGGTGTGTTTTTTGCTACCATGTCAGACGGCGCAATAGGGGTAGATGCAGTAGTTTCCAGACTGCTTTGGGAGTTGATAAACGATTCTCAGAATGCAAATTGGGCAGTAATAGACGACACACAGACTACTACATGGACGGTAGTTAAAACCCAAACGTGAGGACGCCATGTCACTTGTTGTAAAAGATAGAGTTAAAGAAGTATTCACCACCACAGGCACAGGAACAATTACGCTTGGTGGGGCATCCCTTGGGTATCAATCTTTTTCTGTTATTGGAAACAGTAATGTTACTTATTACACGTTATATGACCAACAAACTGGCGATTGGGAAGTTGGCGTTGGAACTTACAGTTCTTCTGGCCCAACGCTAAGTAGAGATACAGTTTTAGAATCCAGTAATGCGGGAAGCCTTGTTAATTTTTCTGCTGGCAGTAAGGATGCTTTTGTAACTTATCCGGCAGAACGGGCTGTTTATCTCGATACCGCAGGTTCAGCCGTTACGCTCCTCGATATTGGCACGGCAGGAATTGGCACAGCAAATATATCCACAGCCAACATTACCGCTGGAACGGTTTCCACAACCCCAACTGGTGATAACGACCTTGCCAATAAAGCATATGTTGATAGCATTGCTGTTCAATCCGTTCATTATCACACGCCTGTCAAGTACGAGGTTCCAGACACAACCGGCAATTTAAACGCAACCTACAACAATGGTTCTTCTGGGGTTGGAGCAACTCTGACAAATGCAGGAACTCTGGCAGCGTTTACACCTGATGGGATAGTCGCCAGCGTCAATGACAGGATTTTGATTTACAACCAGACCAATGCAGCGCAGAACGGCGTTTACACAGTTACCACGGTGGGTAGTGGTTCTGTTGCTTGGGTTCTGACACGGGCCACGGATGCAGACACCTACAATCCTATTAGTCCAACTGCGCTAGGGGGCGGAGATGCGTTCTTTGTCACTTCTGGTGATACCGGAGCCGGTGAAACGTATGTCTGTAATAACACTGGAACCATTACTTTTGGCACGACCGCAATCACATTTGTACAGGTAAGTGCCACACCGGTTTATTCTGCTGGTACAGGTTTAACCCTAACAAGTAACCAATTTAGTATTACCCCGGTAGGCACGGCAAGCACCTACGGATCAGCCTCTCAGGTTCCTGTCTTCACGACTAACGCAAGCGGTCAGGTGTCCAGCGTAACCAACACGGCTATCTCTATTACCGCAGGGGCAGTATCTGGGTTGGCTCCGTCTGCTACAACAGACACCACAAACGCATCCAATATCACCTCCGGCACATTACCGTCTGCACGGCTAACCGGGTCTTATACAGGTATTACTGAGGTTGGGACACTGACCGCTGGGACATGGAACGCGGCAATTGTAAATGCCACTTATGGTGGTACTGGATATAGCTCGTATACAACAGGCGATATTCTGTATGCATCATCATCCTCGGCGTTTTCTAAATTATCCGATGTTGCAACTGGAAACGCTCTTATTTCTGGCGGCGTTGGTACTGCGCCATCTTGGGGGAAAGTAGGGCTAACTACGCATGTTGACGGCACTTTGCCAGTAGCCAATGGTGGCACAGGATCAACAACCCTGACAGCAAACAATGTCCTTCTTGGGAATGGAACATCTGCCTTACAGGTGGTAGCGCCCGGATCGTCTGGTAATGTGCTTACATCAAACGGCACAACATGGACATCTGCTGCACCAACAGGCGTTTCAACAGGCAAGAGCATTGCAATGGCAATGATTTTTGGTTTTTAGGAGTAGTTTATGGCAGTAACTAACTTTTCTCCATTACTGGGCCTAGCTCTCCCAACCACAGGAGATTTGTCTGGTACATGGGGCACGACTGTAAATGATTCAATCACAACGCTGATTGATTCCGCTGTAGCTGGCACAACCACACTTAGTGCCGATGCTGATGTGACTTTATCTACAAACAACGGATCAAGCAATCAAGCCCGTGAAGCCATCATTCTGTGGACGGCATCAAATGGGGTAACACGGTACATTACTGCCCCCGCTCAGAGCAAAGCATACATTGTTGTTAATGCAGGAACGGCGTCAATCGTTGTTCGTGGTGCTGGCCCCACATCTGGCGTGACAATCATTGCCGGTGAAAAATGCGCTGTTGCATGGAATGGTTCTGATTTTGTGAAAATTGGATCAACAGTTAGTAGCGCGTCAGTTGCCACGGCAAACGGTTTTGCCGGTACAAACACCAACGGAACGCTCACGCTTACTACAACAATCACTGGTATCACAAAAGGCAACGGCACTGCATTGTCTGCCGCAACTGCTGGAACTGATTATCTTGCTCCCCCCTCTGGCACGGCGATCCTGAAAGCTAACTCTGGTGGTGCGTTGGCAAACGCCACTCCGGGCACAGACTACGTTGCTTCGGGGACTGCCACAACTTTTACAGCCAAACAGACGTTTAATGGTTCGACCTCAGAGTTGGCAGCGGTATTGGCGAATGCTGCGGAACCAATCACCATCTCAGCGACAGCGGCGACTGGGACAATCAACTTTGATGTGACCACGCAGTCGGTGGTTTATTACACGACCGCAGCATCAGCTAACTGGACAATGAACTTCCGGGGCAACGGAAGCACATCTTTAAACACGCTGATGTCTACGGGGCAAACGCTGACGGTTGTGTTTTTGGCTACTAACGGTGGTACTGCCTACTACAACAACGCAGTGACGATTGATGGGGCATCTGTAACGCCAAAGTACCAAGGAGGTATTGCGTGGTCATTTGGTACAGCCTCCGGCATTGATTCTTACACATACACCATCATCAAGACCGGATCGGCTGCGTTCACGGTGTTTGCTTCTCAAGTCCGGTTCGCCTGATATGCCAATCATCAATTCTTTCGCTGCTCTATCTGCCAGAGCATTTGGGTTTAGCTCGGAAGATGCTTTTGGGGAACAGACATTCACGCAGCCCGGTACTTATACGTTTATCGTGCCTGCCGGTGTGACGTCCATTTCTATGGTTGCGGTTGGTGGCGGCGGCGCAGGGTGTTGGGCAGTTCGGTACACAAATCAATTCGATCCCGCCTCATTTATTGGGCCTGTAGCGTCTGGTACAACGGTTTATGGTGGAGGCGGCGGGGCGCTCGCATATAGCAATACTGTTTCTGTGACGCCCGGTGAGGTATTGACGGTTATTGTTGGTGCGGGCGGCGCGGAAAACCCTCCTGTGGTGTCCGACCCTCTTCGCGGATTTGGGGATGCTGGAAATCCTTCAGGGGTGCAGCGGAGTTCAACCTACCTTGTACAGGCTGGAGGGGGAGCCAATGGGCAAACCGGAGCGGGTGGGCTAGTGCTTGTTGGAACAGGCTTTGCTGGGGGTGCAGGGGGGCAAACCGCATGGGACAACAATTATGGAAAGTTTGCGGCAGGGGGCGGCGGTGGCGGGGCCGGGGGATACACGGCCATTGGCGGTCGGGGAGGTAACGCCGCAGGCACGGGGGGTAATGGATTATCAAGCACCGGCGGTGGCGGCGGTGGGGGAGGCGGTGGTGGCCTTGCGGAATACACAGTCGGATCAAACCCAATTTTCTATGCTGTATATCAAGGCGGTGCTGGAGGTGGGGGTACCGGCCTGAATGGGCTTGGCGCAAATGGTGTTGGCGGTACTGGTATGGTTCCAAACGGTACAATTAACTATACCGAAGCAACAGGTGGCACGGGAGGATCAGGTGGGGAAACCGGGGAGAATTCCGGCGTAGGTTCTGTCACTGGTAGTGGTCGTGGGGGTCTATATGGTGGCGGCGGCGGCGCTGGAGGGTCTCGCTATCGTGAAGATTCCGATGGTACTAAGTACTATACAAGCGGCAATTCTTCTGATGGCCGCGCAGGCGCAGTTCGTATTATCTGGTCAACAAATCCCGGCATCGTCCGAGCGTTCCCTTCGACAAACGCAGGACAACTTTAATTGGAGTAAGACATGGCAAACCCAAACATCGTAAACGTCACGTCGATCTACGGCAACACGTCTTACCTAATCCCAAGCACTACAAGTGCAACCACATGGACGGCGCTTACGCCAGCCGCAGGAACGGTAAACAAGATCGACAACATTGTTGCGGCTAACGTTACTGGCTCTGCTGTTGCGGTAACTGTGTCGATCAATAGCGCGACTGGTGGTGGCGGCACTGCATATCGCATTGCATATCAGATCAGCGTTCCTGCAAACGCATCTCTGATCATCACCGACAAGACCACCGCCTTCTATTGTGGTGAGTCTCAATCCATTGTGGTCACTGTAGGAACGGGTAGTGCGATTGAGTTGACCGCATCTTACGAAGCGATTACTTGATAGGGACATCCAATGTCGATGCGCTATCAAGCCGCTATTCTGACGGCTTCCTACTTCCCGCTACAGACCCCTGACGCTCCAACGATTGGCACAGCCACGGCTGGAAATGCGCAAGTGTCTGTGACCTTTACCGCTCCTGCTAATGTAGGTGGCGGGGCAATCACTTCATACATTGTTGTTGTTAAGGATTCGTCGAGCGGTGCTGTTTTCACAAACACTGGCGCTTCCTCTCCAATTGTTGTGACTGGGCTGACGAACGGCAACACTTACACAGCAACCGTGGCCGCGACCAATGCTTATGGTACTGGCCCAATCAGTTCTGCGACTAGTAGTTTTTCTCCTGCGGCTCCGACCACTCCTTCGACTGTTGAATACCTTGTTGTTGCTGGCGGCGGTAGTGCTGGCAAATATGTTGGTGGCGGCGGTGGTGCTGGTGGTTTAAGGTCTGGCACTGCTTCTGTTACCGCAAGTACGGCATACACAATTACTGTTGGTGCTGGTGGGGCAACACAAACTACAAGTGGCCCCGGTAATAATGGAAGCACATCTTCCGCATTTGGAATTAACACAACAGGCGGCGGGGGTGGTGGCGGCGGTGGAGGCTCGCCTCAACCGGGAGGCAACGGAGGCTCTGGAGGTGGCGGTACAACAAACACTGGTGGTACTTTTGGCGCTCCCGGCTCTGGTAACGCTGGTGGGTATTCTCCAGTCGAAGGTTATGCAGGCGGAGCCGCTCAAGCGACTGCTGGAGATGGTGCGTCTGGAGGCGGGGGTGGCGCTGGCGGTGTTGGCGGCGCGGCTCTATCAAACGGCGACGGCGGCGCTGGGGGAACTGGTGTTATATGGCCTAGCGGCTCTGGAACTTATTACGGCGGTGGTGGCGGTGGAGGAACTCGCCTTGGAGCAAGTGGTGGAGCGGGTGGTTTAGGAGGTGGCGGTGCTGGTTATGCTGGCACTGATAACGGGTCGGGAACTGCTGGCACAGCTAATACAGGCGGAGGCGGTGGCGGAGCTAGGGGTTCGGGCGCAGATGGAGCGGCGGGAGGCTCTGGAGTTGTAATTATTCGTTATTCAGACACATACCAATTAGCATCTTCAACCACTGGTTCGCCAACAGTCACAACGACTGGCGGTTATCGAATCTACAAATGGACGAGCAGTGGCTCGATCACCTTCTAAGGACGATCTATGCCAAATTTCAGTGGACTTTGGACATCACGACAGCAGTTGCAAGCAATTGCGGCAAGCCTTTGGCCGTCTAAACCGGGAGCGCCAACAATTGGGACGGCAACAGCAGGGGATGCACAAGCATCTGTCACTTTTACTGCGCCAACTCAAACGGGTTACCCATCAACAATTACTGGCTACACAGTTACTTCTAGCCCCGGTGGGCTTACTGGAACAGGATCAGCTTCTCCGATTGTTGTCACAGGGCTTACCAACGGGACTTCATATACGTTCACCGTGACGGCTACTAATGCAAGCGGGACTGGCCCAGCAAGTGCGGCATCAAATAGTGTTACGCCAGTCGCGCCTTCTGCACCATCTACCGTTGAATACCTTGTGGTTGCTGGCGGTGGTGGTGGTGGCGGAGGCGCTAACGGTGCTGGTATGGGCGGTGGCGGTGCTGGAGGTTATAGAACTGCAGCAGGATTTGCCGTTACTGCGGGTTCCGCGATTACTGTAACTGTTGGCGGTGGTGGCGCGGCTACTGCAAACCGAGGTGCAAACGGAAATAACTCTGTATTTAGTTCTATTACTTCTACTGGAGGTGGTGGCGGTGGCGGATACAACACTGGCAGCGGCGCAGGTGCATCTGGTGGTTCTGGTGGGGGGTCAGACTATCGTGGGGCAGGCGCTGGGTCGGGGACGGCTGGGCAAGGTAGCAACGGCGGTAACGCTTCGACAAGTTCTCCTTACCCCGGTAGCGGTGGTGGCGGTGCAAGTGCCGTAGGCGCTAATGGTTCAGGGTCTGTAGCAGGCGCAGGCGGTAATGGCACTGCGTCGTCAATTTCTGGCTCTTCAGTAACTTATGCTGGCGGCGGTGGCGGCGGCTCAAGAGATGGTGGTACAGGTGGTCTTGGCGGTTCTGGAGGAGGCGGTAACGGCGCAGTAACAAGCGACGGTAATGGTGGTGCAGCAACGGCTAATACGGGAGGTGGCGGAGGCGGCGGTAGTCAAGATAGCATTACAGTTTCTGGCGGCGCTGGGGGCTCTGGTATTGTCATAATCCGTTATTCAGATACATACCCTCTTGCGTCTTCAACCACAGGTTCACCAACAATCACCACAACTGGCGGTTATCGAATCTACAAATGGACTTCATCAGGTTCAATCACCTTCTAAGGAGAAAAAATGTCGCACTTTGCAAAAGTTGAAGATGGAATTGTCACTCAAGTGATTGTTGCTGAACAGGATGTCATCGACTCTGGGCTGTTTGGCGATCCTTCGTCTTGGGTTCAAACGTCCTACAACACGCAGGGTGGAGTTCACTTAAATGGAGGAACTCCTTTACGCAAAAATTATGCTGGGATCGGCTATCACTACGACTCATACCGTGATGCATTTATTCCGCAACGCCCATTCAAAAGTTGGCGGCTAAATGAGCAAACCTGCATTTGGGAGCCTCCTGTTGCCATGCCGACTGATGGCAAGCAATATCGCTGGGATGAGATCACAACTTCTTGGATGGAGTTGGCATGAGTGAGCAATACCCCGGTGGCTACATAACCAAAGCGCCTCCGACGCCGACATCGTCTGCGGCTCCGGGGTTGTGGACTCTTTCTCAGCAGGCCGCTTTGCAAAAGCAGGGTGCATGGCCGCAGCCGTATAACGGCCCTACATCTGTTGAATATCTTGTTGTTGCTGGTGGAGGCGGTGGTGGCTCTAACAGTTCCAACTTTTCTGGCGGTGGTGGCGCAGGAGGTTTATTGACCTCTAGCGGGTATTCGGTAACCGCTGGTTCGCCAATTACCGTGACTGTTGGGGCAGGTGGCACCGGAGCGGGTAGCAACACTTCAACATCCGGCAGCAATTCTGTATTTGGCAGCATCACCGCAATTGGTGGTGGATATGGCGGTTCAAACTCTCGAATTGGTGCAACCGGCGGTTCGGGTGGTGGCTCTGGTGAAACTGCATCGAACTACGGTGCAGGAACTTCTGGGCAGGGCTATCGCGGAGGTTCTGGCGACACGATCGCGGGTGATGCTGCAGGCGGCGGGGGCGGAGCTGGCGCTGTTGGCGGGAATTCTCCTTCTGCCGGTGCTGGTGGCGTTGGCGGGGTCGGGGTTCAGTCTTCCATCAGCGGCACTGCAACTTACTACGCTGGCGGCGGCGGTGGTTCTGGAAGGGATACGGGAACAGGTGGTGGTGCTGGCGGTAATGGTGGTGGTGGCACAGGTGCGACGTACAACGACGCGGCGAGGCAAGCAACTTCTGGAACAGCTAATACCGGCGGTGGGGGCGGTGGAGGAGTGGCGTCCAACGTGCCAACTCCCGGCAACGGTGGTTCCGGCATCGTAATCATCCGTTATTCCGACACTTACAGCGCGGCCACGTCTACTACTGGATCGCCCACGATCACTGTGACTGGCGGATACCGCATTTATAAGTGGACATCGTCAGGTTCAATTACTTTTTAAGAAGCAAAAGAGTTAAAAGGCTAGAAAATGATTGATCCAGTCTCAGCCCTTGCAGCAGTTCAAAGCGCAGTTGCTCTAATTAAAAAAGCATCCGCTACGGTGGATGATGTTGCCTCGCTTGGGCCAATGATTGGAAAGTATTTTGAGGCCAAGCACACAGCTACCAAGGCAGTCCAACAGGCCAAGAAGTCTGGCGGCTCTGCAATGGGCAAGGCTATTGAGATTGAACTGGCACTGAAAGCACAGAGAGACTTTGAAAATGAGCTACAAGGCTTGTTTTTCAGTACAAATAACATGGACATCTGGCAAAACATCAAGAAGCGAGCCAGCGACATGGAAGCAGCCAACGCAGTACAGGCTCAGAAGGACAGCATTGCTGAAGCAAAACGCAAACGCAAGGAAGAAGAATTCAACGAGATGATGGTTGCTGCTGGGGTGCTGATTGTGTTTGCCATATTCATTGGCTGGGCGGCGTGGGAAGCTATTTCATTCTGTTCATCTACGGGTTGCGGACGGTGAGACTCAAGGACTTTTTGACCAAAGAGATCATTGATGGTTTTAAGCAATGGTTCAAATTGTTCTGCTACGGGATGGCCTTCATCTGGTTTTTGGACATTATTTCCAAATTGCCAAATGAACTGGCTGTGCCTATCATGGACTCTGTAATGAGTCGATTCAAGTGAGGACTTTATGCTGACGCTACTATCTACCCTAATCTCTTTCCTGATGGGCGGTCTTCCCAAGTTGCTGGACTTCTTTCAGGATCGTTCTGACAAAAAGCATGAGATGGAGTTAGCCCAACTTCAGATTCAGCGGGAGATGGAGCTACGAAAACTCGGCTTCGAGGCGCAAGAACGGGTTGAACACATAAAGACCGAGCAGCTTGAGATTGAAACCAAGAGCGCCGAAAAGCAAAGTTTGATTGCTGCCCAGACAGCAGAGATGCAGGCAATCTATGCCCACGACACCGCATTAAATGAGGGTACTTCCCAGTGGATGAAGAATCTTCGTGCATCAGTTCGTCCGGTAATCACTTATGGGTTCTTTTTCCTGCTGGTTGGAATTGACTTGGCGCTGATCATTCATGGGTTTAAGTACGATATTCCATTCGAGCAAATGGCAGAACACCTGTGGGACAACGAGACTCAGGCATTGTTTGCTTCGATAATAGCGTTTCATTTTGGTGGCAGGGCATTTGGTAAATGAAGGTCAACGATGCTGCCAGAGCGTCTTATGACCTAATCAACGCAAAGAGAGTTGCGGAGCAGGTGCAGATTCAGCATTGTGAACATTTAAAGCATATGCGTAAACTGGCAGACATCGAGGCTAAAAGATTGAAAGACCTGCAAGCTGATTGCGTTGCTCAGGCAAGGGAAGCATACCTTGGCAAAGATCAGAAGAACGGGCATAACATCACAATGAACCATGTGGATGTTTATGTATGAAAGTAAGTGCTAAAGCAACTGAGGTAATTAAGCACCACGAAGGAGTGAGGTTTAAACCATACCGTTGCCCGGCGAAACTTTGGACTATAGGAGTTGGTCATGTACTTTACCCAGATCAAGGCAAAATGCCAATCAATGAAAGAGATGGTTATGCGCTTCGCCCAGAAGATAACCGCACTTTTAGCAAAGAAGAAGTAGATGCAATACTACGTGCAGACCTTGCTAGATTTGAACAAGGCGTTAGTAGACTTATCACTACCCAGCTTACCCAAGGTATGTTTGATGGGCTTGTTAGCTTCTCATTTAATTGCGGCCTTGGGACGCTCCAAAGATCAACCCTAAGATTAAAGCTAAACAGGGGCGACAAAGAGGGCGCAGCCGAGGAGTTCTTGAAGTATTGCATGGCTGGTGGCAAAATACTGAAAGGGCTACAAAACCGCAGAATTGACGAAAAAGCCATGTTTCTGTCGTAGGATTGACCATGCCATTAACTAAAACACTCCTGAAATCCGGTGTAAATAGAGAAAACACCCGCTACACCACCGAAGGCGGCTGGTATGAGTGCGACAAAATCCGTTTCCGCCAAGGAACCCCGGAAAAAATAGGCGGCTGGACGCAGTTTTCTGTTAATACATTCTTGGGGGTCTGCCGCTCCCTGTGGAACTGGGTGACTTTGGCAGGTGAAAATCTGGTCGGAGTTGGAACAAACCTCAAGTTTTACATCCTTAAGGGAGGCGCATATTATGATGTCACCCCAATTAGGAAGACAGAAACCCTGACTGACCCATTTACCGCCACTGATGGCTCTTCAATCCTGACAATTAACGAGGTTGATCACGGCTGCGCTGATGGGGATACGGTTATCTATAGTGGGGCAGGAATCGTTGGTCTGGGCGGAAACATAACGGCATCCGTACTAACTGGAACATTCCAAGTCACCTATGTAAACGATGATGTCTATACGATAAATGTTGGCGTAACCGCCAACGCTACCGATGCCGCTGGCTCACCCGGTGGTGGGACGGTTGTGACTCAGTATGAAATAAACACGGGTACAGCGTATCAAGTTCCAATTACAGGTTGGGGAGCAGGCCCGTGGGGTTCTGGGGAATGGGGTATTGGCACTAATACGCAGTATCCGATGCGGCTATGGAGTCAGCAGAACTTTGGTGAAGACCTTATCTACGGGCCGCGAGGCGGGGGTATTTATTACTGGAACGCAAATGTTGGCTATACGCCAATCCAGATAACCATAAGCATTGCTGCTCCGGGGGTGATAACGCTTCCTGTTGGGTTTAGCATTCCAGACGGAACGGCTATTTCATTCACCAGTACCGGGGCGTTGCCTACCGGGTTGGATGTCGGACAGGTGTATTTTGTTGTCAATTCAACAGGAACCACGTTCAGTGTTTCTACCACACTACAAGGCGCGGCAATAACCACAAGCGGAACGCAGTCGGGACTTCAGTACATATCTCAACGCGGTATTGATCTGGCGGATGCCGGGGATGCAGATACTCCGATATACCAAAACTGTATTATGGTGTCGGATGTATCTAGGTTTGTTATCGTATTCGGCACAAATGATTACGGATCGACCGTCCTTGACCCGATGCTTATCCGGTGGTCACAGCAAGAAGACCCATACACATGGACACCGGAAGCTACAAATCAGGCTGGCAGTTTGCGGCTATCTCATGGCTCTAGGATTGTTACCGGAGTTCAAACCCGTCAGGAAATTGTTGTTTTTACGGATACTTCCGTCTATTCCTTGCAGTATCTTGGGCCACCCTATGTTTGGGGTTCTCAGTTGCTGGGTGACAACATCTCTATTGCAGGGCCAAATGCGGCAGTTATCGCCTCCGGTATCATTTACTGGATGGGAATTGACAAGTTTTATCTGTATAACGGTCAAGTTATGACGCTTAATTGCGACCTGCGTAAGTATGTTTTCAACGACTTTAATGCCGACCAAAGGGAGCAAGTCTACGCCGGAACGAACGAGGCCTTTAATGAAGTCTGGTGGTTCTACTGCTCTGCAAACTCTGTAGCAATAGATAAATATGTGGTCTACAACTACCTTGAAAATGTGTGGTATTACGGCAACATGGCCCGTACAGCTTGGCTGGATTCCGGGCTAATTCCTTATCCAATCGCAGCCACCTACAACTATAAGTTAGTCCAGCATGAGGACGGCGTGGACAATGTGGAAAGCGGCACGGCAGAGGCTATTGAGGCGTATATCTCCTCGGCTGAGTTTGACATTAACGACGGGCATAACTTTGGCTATGTCTGGCGCGTACTTCCCGACCTGACCTTTAACGGCTCAACCAGCGGCACAACCGCAGAGGCAACCATGACGCTGTATGGCATGGTCAACTCAGGCTCCGGGGTCAATATTCAGGCCTCCGGAGGAATCACTCAGGGATCAAACTACAACATTACCGAAGAATTCACGGGCCAAATCTACACCCGTGTCCGGGGGCGTCAGTTGATCCTGAAGATGCAGTCTAATAAAGTCGGCACGACTTGGCAGCTTGGTGCGCCAAGGATTGACATCAGACCTGATGGACGTAGATAAATGCCACAACTAAAGTCAGTTGCCGTCCCAAACCTGCCATTTGGCGGAGTGGAGTACACCAAAAACCATCAAGACCAGTACAGTAACGTCTTGAGGTTGTACTTCAACCAACTAACAAATAATTTAAATAACGTAACAAATACGCTGGGTGGGCAGTATATATCCAATCCGTTTATTGCGGCTATTTGTTCATATTCCCTGTACGCCACGGCAAATAATACCCCAACAATAATTGAGTGGGATGGCACAACGGGCATTAACGGGTTTACATTAAATAATGATCATACTGCAACAGCCAATGTTTCAGGCATATTCAAGATAACCTACAGCGCACAACTGGCTAATAATGCAAATGCCCCTCACTTTGCTGTATTCTGGTTGCGCCTAAACGGGGTAGATGTACCGGCTTCAACCACTATTTTCTCTCTTCAGGCTCGGCAGAGTGCTTCGGTTTGGGACTACCGGTGTGGCTACTCTGAGGCTGTTTTTCCAATGGAAGCGGGAGACACGGTTGGGCTATGGTGGGGGACGGAGCAAGCCGCAGTTTCTGGCGGGGCTAATGGGATTTATATCTTTGCCGATACCGCGCAGACTACCCCGATGCCGCGCCCAAGTGTGCCGTCCATGATCGGGTCGATTACGTTTGTGTCCGCGATGTAGTTGGAAAATTGCCCTGAACATGGTACGATTCAATAACTTTTACCTGCTGACCACAGCGTAAGGAAAACTATGGCAAACATCCCAATGGCAATGCCTGCCACCGCCCCTTCTCCTGATCAAATGGCGATCCTTGATCAAATTCGCCAAAACGCTGCACCAGGACAAATTTCTAATGAATTGTTGTCCGGGGCGTCGCAGGTCGATCCCCAAGCCGTTTATAAATTTAAATCCGAATTAAATAAGCTTCAGGTTCCGCCAGAAGTTTTAAATATTCTGGATAGGCTTTTACAGGAAATTCTTTCTAATCCTGAGCGATATGCGGAAATTCGACAGGCTGCTTTAGAAGCCGGTATTCCTGCGGACATTTTGCCGGAACGCTTTGATCCCAGCTTCTTTGGCGCGTTGAACATGGCCCTTGATCAGCTTTCTGGCGCTGGCGCTGGCGAAAAAGTGCAGAGTTTTGCAAAAGGTGGCATTGCTGAGCTAAAGCCGATTGCCAAAGCAATTCAGTCTCAAGGCAGAAATGGCGATACCATTTTGGCCCACATTAATCCTGCAGAAGCACGGATGCTGAAACGGATGGGCGGTTCGGGGACCATTAACCCTGCCACTGGATTGCCGGAGTTTGGATTTTTTGACAACCCCCTTGGTGCTATTTCCGACGCAATTAGCGGTATTGGCAAGGCTGTAAGCGATTTTGCAAAGAGCAGCGTAGGGCGCGTCGTAACTACAATTGCCCTTGGCATGGTCCTCGGCCCAGCGGCAGCCAGCTTTCTTGGAGTTAGCTCTCCCCTTGCTTTGGCTGCCGTTAGCGGTTTTGTCGGCGGTGCGGGGTCCACGCTCCTTGCTGGCGGAAACATTGGTGATGCTCTGAGGTCCGGTGTACTTGCCGGTATTAGCGCGGGCGTGGCAAACTGGGGTATGAGCCAGTTCATGGGCCCGGGAGCCATGGCCCCCGGAGCAGAAGGCGCGGCCCCCGGCGCTCCTGCCATACCCGGAGCAGAGGCGGCTCCTGTTGTCCCTCCTGAGTACGCAGGTGATCCTTTTGGTGGTGCTTCGTCTGTACCTTCTGCTCCCATTACCCCAGAGTCCGTAAGTAATATTCAGCCAACTGTTTTTAGCCCTCAGGATGCTTTGAAAAAAGCTGCGCCTGTTGCTCCGCCAGTTCAGGCCGCGCCTGCCGGTTCCCCTAATTTTCCTGAACTAACTCCAGCGCAGGAACTTGCACAGGGACAGGGATTGTCGCCATCGATGCCACAAAGTCCGTGGGAGCAAGCCAAGCAGTTTGGAAGTGATGCTTGGAATAAAACCAAGGATATGTGGAGCAAGATTTCCCCCTCAGAAATACAAGCTGAAGGGGCAGCCAAGGCGCAGCAAGCTGGGCAAACGGCAGCAGATGCTGCCAAGGCAGCTGGAGCTCCGGAATGGCAACAGATAAGGGCTTATGATGCTGCTGTTAAATCCGCCACTCCTGGGATACTTTCCACTTACGGCCCTGCCGTGGGCACAGGCTTGGGGATCATGGCCCTGTCTGGCGGATTTGATAAAAAGCCCGTGGAACCCGGACAAATAACGAAATCTCTGTACAAACCTGCTGCTCAACGTATACGGGAAGAAGGCACTCAACGCCAAAATTACATTCAGGGTCTGCCGGGTGTTCAATACGATCAGTATGGCGAACCCATTGCTGGAAGTTTTACAGGAAGTTTGCCGACATACAACACGCCAACCTATGGGTCTTTGACCCCAGGGGTCATGCAGCCCTCTGGCATCATGCAATTACCACCTATTTACACTACACCTCAAGGTGCAATGGGATCGGGCAAAATTGCTCAGCCGTATAACACAGCATTGATGTACCCCAACCTGCTATATCCTAACTACCCTAACTATTCTATCCAACAATATGAGGATGGCGGCGTTGTGCAAAAATCCGCTGAGCAGATTGCAGCAGATCAAGCAGCAGCGGATAAAGCAGCAGCGGATAAAGCAGCAGCAGACGCCTTAGCCGCTCAACAGCGACAAGCTCGTGACGCGGTTGCTCAACAAAAAGCCATGCGCCGAGCTCAGGGCTATGGCACGATGTACGCCAACATCAATGCGGGCCTCGGTGCACTTGCTCCGGAAGTCAACCCGATCAATTCGTATTTCCAGGCTAATCCCGATGTGCAGGCGGAATACTATCGTTCTAACTCGCCTTTAACTCAGTCTGAGTTTGCGAAACAGCACTTCACTCAATGGGGCCAACAAGAAGGCCGCACCTCGCCTGGAAGTTATGGTGATGAGCAATTTGGTGCTCGCAATCGAGCCGCCCAGCTTGCTGCCTTGAATCAGGCCTATGCGCCCATGTTGCAGGGGCAGCAAAGCTATCTTTCTGGAATAGCAAATATTCTTAAACCTGCAACATCCGTTACGACTCCAGCAACTGCATTTTCTACCGATAAAGGTATTGCAGCTTTGGCTCAAGGAGGGTATCCTAGGATGAACGGACAAATCAGCGGTCCTGGAACAGAGAAATCTGATTCCATCCCTGCAATGCTTTCCGACGGAGAATTTGTCATGACTGCCAAAGCAGTTCGTGGCATGGGAAATGGAAGCCGTCGAGATGGCGCTAAAAAAATGTACAAGCTGATGCATCAGCTTGAAAGCAATGCACAAAGGGCGTAAAAATGGCTGATCCAACTAGCATTCAAGAGCAGATAGTCCGGGAAGCCCCGGATATTGAAGCAGCAAAAGTAGGCCTGATGGGGTCTGCAAAATCCCTTGTAGATGCCACCAACCTAGCTGCACTTTCCGGTCAATACCTGACTCCTGATTATGAAATTGCGGGCATGAGCCCGGATCAACTTACTGCCCTACAAATGGGTCGTGCTGGTATTGGCGCATATCAGCCGTATATGACGGCAGCTACTCAAGGGGTCACTGCCGGAGGACAAACTCTGGGTGAAGCCGCCGACATTTTACGCGGAGCCGATACCCGTGGTCAGTTTGCCGGGGCGCAAGCTGCCATGAATCAGGCAGCCATTCCGATTCAGCAGATGGGCGGGGCTGCAAACTTGGTGACTCAAGGCGTCCCGCTGATTGCTCAAGGGGCCCAGGGCCTGACTGCCGCTCAGCAGATGGCTAATCAGTACTCTCAGGCCAATATGGGCGAGGCGCTCAACACGCTACGCCAAGGTGTGGGCACATTGCAGGGTGCTGGGCAGATGTATGCCCCTACGATGGCGCAGGGTTTCATGAATCCTTACCAGCAACAGGTAATTGATGAAGCTGTTCGTCAGATCAACCGTCAGGGGGACATTACTAGGCAAGGGCTACAAGCGCAGGCAGTAAAAGCTGGGGCTTTTGGCGGCGGCAGGCAAGCTGTAGAAAGTGCTGAATTGGAGAAAAATCTTGCTCAGCAGCGCAATGCCGCTATTGTTGGTGGTCTGCAGCAGGGTTATCAAAATGCTGCTCAACAGGCTCAGCAAGCATTTGAACAGCAACAACAGCGACAACTTGCTCAGGCTCAGGGATACCAAGGTATTGGCGGACTTTTTGGGCAGCAAGCTCTCCAGCAAGCGCAGTTAGGTCAGGGCGCAGCCGGTCTGCAGGGCAATTTGGCAAGCAATTTGGCAAATTTGTCGAGCCTTTATGGAAACTTGGGCAGTCAACAGGCCAATATCTACGGCCAGCAGTCCCAGTTGGGTCAACAGATGGCACAGGGTATTGGCAATCTGGCTTCTCAGCAGTTCGGTATTGGCTCTCAAATGGCACAGGGCCTTGGCGCTTTGGGCACGCAACAGGCCAATATCGGCATGCAACAGGCTGCTTTGGGGCAACAGCAACAAACGCTGGGCCAGCAGGACACAAACTTCCTGTACAACCTTGGACAAGCACAACAACGTCAACTGCAATCAGAATTGGATGCAGCGCGTCAGAACGAACTGCAGCAAAACATGCAGCCATATCAGCAGATGGCCTTCCTATCGGACATCTACAAAGGTGCTCCATCCTCACAGATGGCAAGTATTACAGGCACACAGGCTACTCCAAGTCCATTCCAACAAGTTGCTGGTTTGGGAATTGCCGGGGTAAGCGCGGCGGCTGCAGCCAACAAAGCAGGCATTCTTTAAAGGCAAGACATGAAAACAGAAATCCTAAAACGAGCAATGTTTGCGATGCCTCTGTCAAAGGAGTCGCGCAACTCGGGCATCATGTCTGGGTTTGACATGGATGAGATGGAAGGTGAGATGGATCGGGATGAGAATGCTGAGATGGAGCAAATGCCCGCCATGTCCAGGACTCCCCAGAATCCAGAGATTCTGATGAACAATCTGCGTGGTGACATGCGCTCTGTTGACGCTCGCTATCAGGAACTTGCTCAGATGGTTGGCGAAGAAGCTGCGATGGATACGCCGCCAGAAGTCTTGGCGATGCTGCAGACACAACTGGCTATGCAGCAACAAGGCGGGGGCATCGGTGCATTGCCCCAGGCCCAAGGAATGATGCCCCCGGGCGGACAGCCCCCAATGGGTGGTGCGCCTGCACCTGCCCCCCAGCAACCCGGCGCGGCCATGCCCCAAGGCGGTATTCCGATGCCCCAGGGCATGGAGAGTGCTCCCCCTTTTTCCCAGGGGCCTAGTGCCCCACAACAATATGCACACGGCGGGGCTGTAGAACCGCCGACCCCGGATGGCATGCCACCGATGCATGCTTTCTTAGGCGCTTTTGTCAACCCGGCCATGCGTGCTGCTCAGTTTATGAGCGACAAAGCCGGTGCGGCAAACGCCGCTCTGGGCCGTATGTTTATGCAGCCTTCGATGACCCAGCCGTTTTTGGAAAATGTTCGGGGTCCTGGTGGTCGATATACGGCTGAGCAGATTGCTCGTGGCGGGGAACTGCTGTACCCGACATTTACGCAAGGAATGATGCAGGGAGCAAGTAGGTTTGTTGATCAATACCCACGACTCGCGGGCGCTCTTAAATCAACGGCTGCTTTTGGCAGTGTCCCAGCATATGGATTGGCTACTCGTGGCGGGGACGGGGCAGGAGAACAATCCGATTTGGTAAATCAGATCCCTGTTGATACAGCAGCAGATCGCGCTGCTCGTCTGGAGTTGATGAGCAAGCCTCCATCAATGACGTATGACATATCTGCCCCGAAAGGTGAAGACTGGACCTCGCAGCAAGGACCAGAAGGCAAGAAACTGCCAATTCCGTTTAACCCTGTTTTATATGAATATTCTGGCGATCCTTTTAGCGGGGCAGGAAAACTTTCTGCGACTCCAGAACAGGAAATAGCTCAAGGTGAAGCGCCTGCATTTACCCCAGAGCAAGAAAGAGCTCAGGGGGAGGGCCTGTCCCCTTCTACTATGCCTCTTGGTGACTTTATCTCTAAGACGCAAGCTGCTCAAGAAAAGCAGGGGCCGAAGACAAAGATGGAGCGCATTAAAGAAGCGCAAGGAGAATACGCACCTTTGTTTGAGGAGATTTTTGGCTCGGACAAAGAAGCGGCGAAAATGAACGCACTGCTCTTGTTGTCTGAAGCAGGGCTAAAACTTGCAACCATTGGAAAACCTACTGCAGCCATGGCGGTGGGCGAAGCATTTGCTGGTGTTCCAAGGGGCATGGCAGCTATTGCCGCACAAGAGCGCGAACTGGCACTCAAGGGCAAAACGGCAACACTGCAGCAGGCCATTACGGATGTCACTACAGAAGACAAGTTCCTGCAGGCCTTGAAGCTTAAAGCGCTGGAAGGTGATTACAGACTACTGGGAAAGTTGGCCGAGAAGAATCAGGTTATTGCAAAAGATGCTGGAGTAGGACTGATCAACTATGAAAGCAAAGACGGCTCGTATCTTGGAACATTCCTCAATCAGGATCATCCGACCATCCAAGATATCCGAAAAAATTATAACTACTTCGACACGAGCAATCCATTCGTTAGAGATGCAGGATCAGCTACTGCTATTACAGTAACCAATCCTAAAGATCGTGAAAAAATTGTTGGGGAAATAAATCTGATCAATGATAATCTCAGTAAAATTGAATACATGAAGAGCGTGGTCCAGCAGGCCTACGGCCCTGGAGCGTTCGTATCTGATATTAAAAATAACATTTTTGTCCCTGTGCTGCCTGATGCGTTGGTCAGCCCCAACACTGACCTGCAAAAGGCTGCGACAATACTGCGTCAGGGCTTTGATTCCGTCAGTCGCTTAGCAACGGCAAATGAAGGCCGCCTATCCACGCAGCAGCAAAGATGGGCACAGGAAAACAGCACTGCGGTCAAGGACCCGACTGCATTGCTCAAGAACCCTGAGCTTGCTGCAGCCACTCTTAATTCGTTGGCTACGATGTATAAGAATGAGTGGAATGACCGTGCCAGACAGCTAGGTATAGGTACGCGAGAATTAGTGATGTCAGTGCCGAATACAGGAACCAAGAACGACCCGTTTGTGATTCCCAATGACGATGAAGAAAAAGCCAAGATGGCTAATTTCTTACAATCGACACTAGGCAAATCCACTGCGCCAGGGGCATCGGTCTACATCAAGCGTCCAAATGGCGAAAAGGTTCTTGTGCCTGTTTCAAGTATCCTTGGCGCATCCATTCAGTGATTGAGAGGCAGCGATGAGCTCGTTTTACGTCGAAGATGCACAGGGACGAAAAATTGATCTTTTTGGCTCTGGAACTGAAGGCAGGGTTGAAGGAACGCCCACAGAGGTCGATCCTAGAAAAGCCACTGGCGTAGACGTGCCTTCTCCAGAAGGCACTGCGGCGGGGCTGATCAACAACCTATCATGGGGCTTTAACAGCGCGTTGTTTGCATTGCCAGATGCGGGAACAAAGCTAATAGCCAAAGGTCTAGGGCTCAATCCAGAAGAAGTTTTTACGCTTACCAAGTTCTTTAATAAAGGACAACGGGCCGCTGTAAACAGTGAAGAGCGTTACGCTCGTGCCGTGGGCGAAGGCATTGGTGGGACGCTACCTTTCACAGGAATTCTTGCGTATGCTGCTAAAAGCGCTCCGATGGTCAGGGCTGCTGAACCCGGGGCCGGACTATTGAAGTCAATTGCTAATGATGCAATCAGCTTTGTCCAGAAGAACCCCCGCCTTGCTGCCGCTACGGACGTAGCATTTGGCGCGGGCTATGAGGGCCTGCGTCAGGCAGTGGAAGAAAATGTTGATAACAGCAATCCGTACAAAAGTATGTACAAGGATTTGCTGCCAGCCGCTGCTTTTATGGGGCTCCCTTTTGCTGCTGCTAATCTTCCCAGCGTAAAAGCCGCTGGCTGGACCATCGACAAAATCAAAGGTGCTTCTGGTGGTCTTGGCAATGTGGAACATGAGGCCATTCAATCGCTACCAAAGGGGTATAGGCTTCCCCTAATCAACATCATTCCTCGCACACTGGTAAAACGTGCGGAAAGCAAGCTGACTCAGGTATTCGGCCCGATCAGCGAAAGCCCCGAAGCGCAGCAAGCACTCAAGCAGCTAGAAGCGGCTTTGGCTGATCCCAGAATTGCAGATGCGGGATTCTTGTTCGACGTGTCTGAGCGGACAATGTATAACCCGCTGCTCAAGCGAAAAGCCGAGCTATTAGAGCAACTGGGCCCCAAAGAACTTGAATCAGTAAAAGCTCGAATCAACGAAAACCAGCAAAAGCTGGCTTCTCTATTTGATTCCTTTTCTCCCGCTACACGCAAGCCAATTGAGGAAGCTTTCTTGGCCGCGCAACAGGAACGTCAATCCCTGTTTGATGATCTTCTTCGTCAGAAGAAAGACCTTACTGAGGCAGAAGTTGCTGCCATCTCCGAGCGCCTTGGCCCGCAGAACATTGACATGCTCAACAATGAACTGCGCGGAGTGATTTTGGCGGACATGGAAGCAGACTTTGGAATGCGCCAAAGAGTCTTGTCCAAGTTAGGTATGAAACGCGCTATAAACCCTGACGGCACACTGGCGGACACCCGCGTGCGTGAAGGCGCTGATGCAGGAAAATCGTTGTATCCAGCCTATGACATCGAGGATGCTGCCCGTAAGCTTGTAGAAAAATACAACCCTGCTCGTGCAACACGGGCCAAGGGCGGGGAAATGCCTGAGCCGATTCGTATTTTGCAAAACATGATTGCATCTACAGATGTGGCTCGTCGTAAGGCACTTGATCATGCTACTGAATCGCTAATCCAACAGCGCATAAAAGAACAGCTTGGTGGGTTTGAGCTTGATCCTGCACTCCAGGACGAGTTAATAAAAAGCGTTCGTATGCTTGTCAATCCTGCCAAAGCAAAGGGCAAAAAGGATATTGCATCCGTTAGAGAAGCCAACCTGCTCAAGTCTGCTGGATTTAAAACTGGGGAAAAGGAAGGCGAGATTCGGGTAGCTACTGGCTATCCAGGACGCGCAGTCTATATCAACCCAGATCAAATCCGCAAAGATGCTGAATTGATTGCGGCAGAGGGAACAAAGATAGACCTGAACATCCCGGAAGCGTTGGACTTGTTGGCTGCCGCTCAACGCTCCCGCCATGATGCTGTTAATGCGTTCAACCGCTCACAGCTATCGGGCCGTGGAACACGGACCACGGATGCTCAATTGCGCCTTGATCGAGGTAATGCCGCATATAAGGATGTTGAAAACCTAGTTCTTGGTTCTATTCCAAAAGTCAATCAAGAATACGGCGCCATGAAGATGGTGCTGGATGATTACAACGCTGGCTTTGAACAACGCTTACCGCTGCTTCTGACATCTAAGCGAGCAGGGGGAAGAGACTACCTCTTGCCCAATGAAGATTTGATGCGTACAGCATTTAAATCGGCAGAAAATCTGCGTCAACTAGATTTGACGCTGGGGAACAACCCTGTTAAAGAAGACATGTTTACCCGTGGAGCTATTGATTGGCTCCGATCCAAGGGTGCGGTCACTCAGGACGGTCTGGTAGACCCGAAAAAGATTCGCAGCATTCTTGACAACAATAAAAATATTGTTGAGACACTGCCTCCTGCCGTGCAGCAACGTCTGCGGGATGAAGTAGCAAATGCTGATGATTTTGCAAAGCGCATGGGCGACTTGGACCGCCGTCGAGTGGACGCCACTAACAATGAACTTGATGCATTGCTTGCAAAAGCTTCTCGGCCAGATGCCGATCCGCAACAAGTACTGACCAAGGCGCTACAGGACCCGGCAACAATGAGGGTGCTGGTAGATCAGCTTGGAAAGAATCCGGATGACTTGGCTGCCTTACGCCGTAAAGTCTGGGATTTGTCCACAGGCGGCGCACAAGCCGGTGGTGCGTTGGAAAATTTCTTGAAGAACAACGAGAAGTCACTCAGTGTTCTGTTTAAAAATACTTCTCACCTAAATGATCTCAAAACCTTGGCCGATCTGCAGCGTCGGGTCAATGCCTTTTCCGACATAACGGGGCAGATTCCAGCGTTTGATTCTCTTGATCAAGCGATGAAGCGCCTATTTGGTTCTGGTATTCAATTCCTGACGACTACGATGCGTGAAGCTGCAGTGGGCAGGATTAATCCGCAAACCGGCGCATTGGCAATGTTGTTGCGCCTGACTGGATCAATTGAAAACCAGTTGTATCAGCGTATTTTTACAAAAGCGCTGGAAGACCCGGAATTTGCAAAATCCATGGTCCGCGTAGGTACGCCTGAAGAGGCCAAAAAAGTAGCCGCAAAGCTACAAGATATTGGCATTTCCCCAACAAAATACGTTCCTTCCCCTGCCCGGATCACGGCTCTTGAGGCTTCCAAGTTGGCGCAGCAGGATAGGACTGTCCCGACAGCTACAGCAGGACTTCCGGAGGTTCCCGGCACAGCAGCCCAGATGTTGCGTAAAATGCCACCTGCACCGCAAACCAGGGGAATGCCAAACCTTCGGGTTGGGCCGCCGCCCCCAATAAGCAGTCCACAAGTACCGCTGATGTACCCGCAACTTTTCCCAAATGACCCAATTAGTCAGATGCTTCAGCAGCGTCAACAGCAATTAGGAGGCCGCCAATGATGGAACAACTTATCGCAACTTTGTTTTTAAGCCGTGAATTTGCTCATCGTCGCCACTTGGCGGTAACGGGCCCGGGCAGTTTTGCTGCTCATATGGCGCTTGGATCATTTTATGATGACATTATCGACAACGCCGATTCGATAGCAGAAGCCTATCAAGGCATGTATGGCTTGATGGACGACATTCCTTGTCTGGAATGCCCAAAAGGGAAAAAGACAATTGCAGCAACCGCAACAATCCTTGAAAGCCACATGAACTCTGTTGAAGACCTGCGGTACAGAGCATGCGACAAGTCCGACACCGCTATTCAGAACCTGATAGATACCGCAATCGAAACATATCTATCAGTCATCTACAAGCTTCGTAACCTCGAATAGAAACTAGCAGTTGCCGTGTGACTCTTGTGTCCTTTCTCCCACACTGGCATTTGAGCCCGGACCGTGTTCCGGGCTCCTTTTTGCGTGATCCTCGACCTTGCGCCACCATGCGTCCCGGTACGAATCAAATTCCCTGCCAACGGTCACAAATTCCTGCACTTCTCCGTCCTGTGACACCATCAGGATCACGCCCTGATTGATTTCCGTCCCGTGCTGTTTGTTGTGCGCTTCGGAATACGCAGCAAGCTGGACAAAGTAATCATCAATCCATGACCGCTTCTTCATGCGATTGGCTTGCTTAAAGTCGATGATGGAGGGCTTGCCCTTGTACACACCAATGCAATCCGATGTCCCAGCATATCGGCCCGGGTACAGTAATGGGATTTCCGTGCCCCACGCTTCCTGCAGATTGTGGAAAAAACTTTCAATCAACAGGTAGCCCATTCGGTAGCCCTTAATCTGCAACCATGTGCGCGGTGTTTCCAGCGGTCTGTTTAACAGCAGGCGTTCAACCACGGAGTGCATGTGCGTGCCCACCGTGGCAGCATCGTTCTTGATGCGGTTGGCTTCTTCCTTACCAATGCGCTCTTCCCAGGCATCTAGATGCTGACGGTCCTTGGTTGCTGACAGGATGGTGGTGACGCTTGGAACGGGGTCCGTGCCATCCAACGTATAAACGCGGCCCGTGGGCAGGTCTACGCGCTTGAGCTTGGGGTAGACAAACTTATTTCTGATTGGGACAAGCTGCATTATTTAATCCATTCCTTGAGTTCTTCGCCAAGCACAGCGTTGGCAATGTTGATCTTGTTACGAAGCGCCTTGACAATGTGCTCATCAACTGTGCCGGGGCTGATGAAATCGATGTAGGTCACCTTGTTGGTTTGCCCGATACGGTGAGCGCGGTCTTCGGACTGCAGCCGGACTTCCAAATCGAAGTTGTTGCTGTAGTAGATCACCGTTTTAGCCGCTGTGAGCGTCAGTCCGTAACCACCAGTACGTGGGTTGCCAACAAAGAAACGAAGCTCATGGTCAGGGTTCTGAAAGTTAGTGACAATCTGCTGCCGCTCCTCGGCCTCGGTATCCCCGAAGTAGGTTGCAACAGAATTCATGCCGTACTCTTTTTGCAGAGCTAGGCGGATGTTTTCAATATCCCGGCGGTAGGTTGCCCAGATGATGACCTTGCCATCCACTTCCTCGATCTGATCCAGTAGCTCTTTAACACGGTTGCTGGGGATGTCCTCTTGCCGCCCATCATCCAACTTGATGTGCCCACAGCAAATCTGATGCAGACGCATAAGCTGTGTCAGGGCGTTGTTGGTGGTCATGACAGAACCGTCCTCAAACAAAGCCAGCGCCATTAGCTTCATCTGGTCATAGTACTTTTTCTGATCTGGGGTCAACTCAATTTCCCTGCGAACAAACACTTTTTCAGGCAGGTCCAGGCACTCTTCCTTGGTAACGCGAAAGGAAAAGTTGTTTAGCTTTTTCTGCAATTCTTCGAGGTGGCGGTAGCCCACAATCTGCTTAAAGGTGTGGGTTGCCATGCGGCGTTCCATAAGGATCGCGTACCGGGCTTGAAATGCATAAAAGCTGTGGTATCCAAGGCAATCAGCACCAAGGAATTCACACTGGCTAAACAAGTCCAGGGGGCTTTTTGTCACCGGGGAGCCCGTGGCAATTCTCCTGTACCGCGCCTCCTTGCCTACCTTGATGATGCCTTTTGTCCGCTTGGCGTTAGGCGTCTTGATGGTTGTGCTTTCGTCAATAGCCATAAAGGCCTCAGTTACCCGTAGGAAAGTACGGGCAAACAACATGCCTTTTTCCGTACTAAACGCCTCCACATTCATGATCAGAATCCGCAACGTATCCGTTGCCATCATCATTCTGTCCATTTCCTCCTTTTCCGCCCTACGGGGGGAGGGGGACCAACAGGCCATGGTGTACTGGACGTGATCCGGCATATGCTTTGGGATTTCGGAGGTATACCAGTTACGGTATACGCCCTTGGGAGCCACAATCAACATGGCATTTATCCGCCCCTTGTCGTACAACATGGCGGCGTTGTTTATGAGCATAAAGCTCTTTCCAGTGCCCATTTCAGCCAAGACAGCAGCCTCTTTGTCCTCCCAGAAACGCTGTAAATACGCCGCTTGATGGAGAAAAGGCTTGTTCTTGAAGGGGTAGCGCGTTAAAAAATAATCCATAACTTTCTTCCTTTCTTAAAAAAGGTTGTTGACAACCTTGAAAGATAGTGTACACTAAAAGCACGTTTGAAGAAAGGAGAGCGAAAACGTGTCAACCGTATATGTAGTTCAAGAGATGCCGAATCACGACATTGCCCCCGCAATGAAGTTTGGCGAAATGAAGGTACTGCTTCCGCCGTACAATCAGATTGCCTTCAGCACTGCACCGACCATAAGGAGCATGCGTACCAAGCTACGCAAGTTTTCTGATGAAGATTACCTGTTGCTGACAGGTGACCCCGTAGCGATAGGGTTGGCCTGCTCTATTGCTGCGTTTTTCAACTCTGGCCGCTACACTGCGTTGAAGTGGGACCGCCGCGAGCGCATGTATATTCCTGTTAAAGTGGATGTAACTCAGAAAGGAGAGATCGATGAGTAGCCTAAACGCTATGTTTGAGGAAGACGCAGGTGCGTTGACCGTTAAAGATGAGGACCTGTCCTCGATTGCAGCACTGGCTAAGCGAGCCAAGATGCTTGAGAAAGAGATCGAAGAGATTGAGTCTGTGCTCAAGGAACGTAATGAGCAGTACCGCAAGCTATTGGAGGAGTCCATCCCCAATATGCTTTCAGAACTGGGCATGAAAGATTTCACCATGGCTGATGGCAGCAAGGTGTCAATCAAACCGTTCTACGGCGCGACCATTAAGGAAGAGAACCGGGCGCAGGCCTTTGAGTGGCTGCGTGAACATGGTTACGACGACATTATCAAAAACACGGTGTCTGTACGATTCGGGCGTGGGGAAGACGAATTGTGCGATAGCCTACTGAATCAACTGCGTGAGCAAAACTACCCAGTGGAGCAAGCGCAGAAGATCGAGCCTCAAACCCTCAAGGCTTGGGCTCGCGACATGGTGGAGCGCGGCAACGCATTCCCCACAGAACTTTTTGGCGTATTCATTGGCCAAAAAGCGACCATTAAATCAGCTTAAAGGAAATCTATCATGAGCAAGAATCAAGTAGCAGTACAAGAGAAAAAAGAATACGCAGTTGCCCTGGGCAATGCATTTGAAGAGGACGCACAGTCCGGCTTCGGTAGCATGGGTCAGGAAGATTTTGCGTTGCCCTTTCTTCGCCTTCTGACCAATACCAGCCCTGAGGTGGGTGAGATCGACGGTGCTCTTCCGGGCATGGTCTATAACTCGGTCACCAACGAGCTTTATGACGGCAAGAAAGGCATTGAAGTGATCCCCGTGGCCTATGTGCGTCAGTACATTGAATGGGCTCCTCGCGGATCGGGTTCCGGCGCACCCGTTGCGGTGTATCCGGCCACTAGCGATATCCTTAGTCGCACGCACCGTGAACCGGGCGACAACAAGGACTATCTGGACAACGGTAACTACATTGAGAACACGGCCAACCACTATGTGATGGTCATGGGCGAAGATGGCATGCCTAATCCAGCACTGATCACCATGAAGTCCACGCAGCTTAAGAAAAGCCGCAAGTGGAACAGCATGATGATGGCTACCAAGATGATTGGTAAGAACGGCCCTTTCACCCCTCCCATGTACAGTCATGTGTACCGCCTGACGACTCAAGCCGAGTCCAACGACAAAGGCAAGTGGTTTGGCTGGGAGATCGAGAAGGTTGGTCCAGTTGAGGACATGAACGCTTATGCGGCTGCCAAGTCCTTTGCCTCACAGATTAATGCAGGCGAAGTCAAGGTCAAGCATGAGCATGCGGAAGGAACCGTGGACAGCAGTTCCATCCCGTTCTAAACCTCGGGGCGCTGGTGTGAATCAGCGCCCTTTTTCCCTCTTTAGTTCACATGACTGACATCACCAGATTTAAGGCCATATTTAGCGGGTTGGATATCGCTTATGGCACTTACAAAATCAAATCGGAGCGTGGAGATGGCAAACAAGCGGGACAAGCTACGGTGGTTCGCAAGCCCCCAACGGATGACCTTTGGGTCAAGCATCTTAACGGTGTTGAGCCTTCTCTCGGTATTATTCCTATTAGGGCTGACAACTCTTGCATTTGGGGTTGTATTGATATTGACCAGTACCCTCTTGACCATAAGGGACTGGTGGAAAAGGTTCGCCAGTTAAACCTTCCCCTTGTAGTCTGTCGAAGCAAATCCGGTGGAGCGCATGTTTTCCTTTTTACCAAGGAGCCTGCCCCTGCACGGGATTTTCAAAACTACCTGAAGAACGCCGCGTCACTTCTTGGCGAAGCAGGGCGGGAAATATTCCCCAAACAGTCAGAAATCCTTGTTGACCGGGGCGATACAGGCAACTTCCTGAACCTTCCTTATTTTGGGGGAGATGCGGGTACTCGCTACGCTTTTAATGATGATGGCTCTGCTGCCACTCTGGAAGAGTTTTACGAACTCCATGCCCGATTTGCCCAGGACCTTCCGATTGAAGCGCCAGAAGCGCCTAAGCAGGCTGATAGTCCGATCAAGGATGGCCCACCGTGCCTCCAGGCTCTTTGCGCTCAGGGGTTCCCTGAGGGTACGCGGAACAACGGTTTGTTCAACATTGGCGTTTATTTGAAAAAAGTCTATCCCTCTGGTTGGGAAGACAAGATGGTTGAGTATAACCAGCGTTTTGTGGCTCCGCCACTGCCGAACAATGAAGTACAACTGCTGATCAAGCAGGCTGGGAAAAAGGACTATCTTTACAAGTGTAAGGATGCTCCTTTGAACGGATTTTGCAACTCCGGGCTGTGCCGAAGCAGGAAGTTTGGTATTGGATCAAATGCTCCAGATGCCGCTCAAATCGCCAGTTTGTCAAAGTACGCCAGTGAACCGCCTCTGTGGTTCTTGGATGTAAATGGCAAGCGCATAGAACTGGATACGGAGAGCCTGTACAACCAAGCAGCTTTTCAAAAAGCGTGTGTCGAGCGCCTGAACATTCTTCCGCCTACCCTGCGTAAACAGGATTGGGAACACCTCCTGAATGCGCTACTCAAGGAGATGGTGGAAACTGAGCAGATCACAGAGGCCAGCGAAGACACCAGCGTAACGGGTCAGTTCATGGACCTGCTCGAAGAATTCACCACGCATATGCAGCAGGCGCTTGCTCGTGATGAAATTCTAATGGGCCGACCATGGACAGAAGAGGAAGAGGGTAAAACCTATTTCAGGATCAAGGACCTCGAAGCGCATTTGTCTCGCAACAACTTCAAAGGTATGACAGCCCCGAAGATGGCGCAACGAATGCGTGATCTTGGTGGCGAGCCGATCAGTTTGATGCTCAAGGGCAGAACTGCACGTTGCTGGCGTATTCCCCGTTTTGATCGGCAAGATGCGCCGTTTGAAACACAAACTCAACGCGAACAAGGGAGTCCATTTTGAAAAAATGGGATGGTTTTGATGAAGCTATTATTGGCCCCGCTTTGATCTGGACAGATCGTACCCAGGTGGAAGTGCTTATCTACGACGCTGAAACCATGCGTAACATCCTCATGCAACGAGACGGCATGGACATGGAAGAGGCCCGAGAATACATCGAATACAACATCGAGGGCGCATACATCGGACCTGACACGCCCGTCCTTGTTTGGATTAACGATATGTACGATGATGGCGTCGAACATTGAAAAGGTCTTCGGACCTCCGGGCAGCGGCAAGACGACCTATCTTCTAGGGGTTGTGGACAAGGAACTTGCGGAGGGGGTCCCGTCCAACCAGATTGGGTATTTTTCTTTCACCAGAAAAGCATCTCATGAAGCGCGGGACCGTGCGGTCAAGCGCTTTCCGCACTTAAACCCGAAGACTGATTTCCCTTACTTCCGAACGCTGCACAGCTTGGCATTCCAGGCTCTTGGCATAAAGGCTGAATACATCATGCAGCCCTCCAATTTCAAGGAATTTGCCGCACAGGCAGGTATCAGCGTTGGCATCAGTTCAGAGGAAGATGGCGTCTCCAAAGCGGACAACCCAATCCTGAACGAAATAGACCTTGCCAGAATCCGGGGTAAAGACCTGCGCCAGCACTACAACGAGTCCAAACTGGATATCGAATGGCATCATTTTGAATTTGTAGACCGTACTTATCGCCACTACAAAAGTAGCCGTGATCTTCTGGACTTCACCGACTTGCTGGAGATGATCATCAGCCAGACTGAGCTCTTGCCATCGTTGGAGGTTGTAATAATCGACGAGGCGCAGGACTTGTCCCGCCTGCAGTGGCAACTGGTGGAAGCCCTGGCTGCCAAGGCACAACGGGTGTTTATAGCTGGGGATGACGATCAGGCTGTGTTCACTTGGGCCGGGGCCGATGTCAATAGTTTTCTGTCCTTTAATGGAAAGATAAAGGTTCTTGAGCAATCCTATCGTGTACCTAGCAGCGTTCACCGTCTGGCCGGTAGTATTGTCAAGCGCATTCGACATCGACAGGAAAAACAATGGCGCCCCCGTGAATTTGAGGGCAGCGTCAGCACCTACTACCGATTTGAAGATGTTCCCGTTTTAACGGGCGAATGGCTTGTTCTGGGCAGCACCAATTACTTGCTCGACCCTATCGGAGCATGGCTCAAGAGCCTTGGTGTTCTCTACGAAAGATCAGGCATTCCCAGCGTGTCTCCTGCCATTGTCAGATCGGTGATCAATTGGGAACGCCTGCGTAAAGGACAGGCCATCCCGGGAGAAGAAGTCAAAGAAATCTACCGCTATCTAGATTCAGACAACGTGACCCGAGGCTACCGGATATTTAAGGGCGAACTGGATCAGCTTTATACTTCTGAGCGGCTCATGGATTCCTTTGGGCTTAAGCATACGCCCATCTGGCACGAGGCCATGGGAAAACTCGCCCACGACAAACGGGACTATCTTATTTCAATCTTACGGCACGGCGGCAAGCTATCGAATTCGGCTTCCATAAAGCTTTCCACCATTCACGGTGCAAAAGGCGGGGAGGCGGACAACGTCTTGCTGCTCATGGACCTCTCGCCAAAGTTTATGAAAGATGCACAACGTAATTCGGACGACATCCATCGAATGTTTTATGTTGGCGTAACAAGAGCTAGGCAATCCCTGCACCTAGTCTTACCAAAATACACAGACAGGGGCTTTCACATATGAAAACAATTCCAATGTTCCCGACCCCAATAGAATGGGTTGCTCCCGACACTTTTCCCAATCTTTCTACAGCTAAGGAGATTGCAATTGACCTCGAAACGTGCGATCCCAACATGGAGTCTTATGGTCCTGGGTGGCCTAGGGGTGACGGTTTTATCGTCGGATATGCCGTGGCCGTGGATGGTTGGTCTGGGTATTATCCTGTTGCCCATGCTGGTGGTGGCAATCTTGACAAGCGATTGGTTGAGAGATGGATCAAAGATGTCCTCGCCACGCCCGCCGACAAGATCATGCACAACGCTGCGTATGACGCCGGGTGGCTGGGTGCAAGTGGATTCACAATCAATGGCCGCATCTACGATACGATGCTCGCTGCCCCGCTGCTCGATGAAAACCGCTTCTCATACAGCCTCAATGCGCTTGGCTTCGACTACCTCCAAGAGGTTAAATCCGAACAAGGCCTTAAGCAAGCGGCGGCTGACTTTGGCGTTCATCCGAAAAAGGAACTTTGGAAACTCCCAGCAATGTATGTTGGTGAGTACGCCGAGCAGGATGCTGCACTGACCCTTAAGCTTTGGCAAGCCTTCAAGATCAAGATGCGTCAGGACGAAGTTGAATCCATTTTCCAACTGGAAACCGATGTCTTCCCAGTTCTCCTAGAAATGACCCGTCGAGGAATCCGCTTTGACCGGGACAAATGCTCCAGGCTGATTGATGACATGCGAAAGCGTGAGACTGAGCTTTTACAGAAAATAAAATCCCAGACCGGACAGAAAGTTGACATCTGGGCAGCCCAATCCATTGCATCTGCCTTCGACAAGCTTGGAATTGCCTACAGCAAGACCGCTAACGGGCTTCCTAGCTTTACAAAACTGTTCCTTGATACCCACGAACATCCCCTAGCCAAAATGATCGTAGAGGCCCGGGAAATCAATAAGACGCACAGCACCTTCTTGCAGCCGTACATGGACTTCAGTGCCAAGACCGGGCGCATCCATCCGCACGTCAATCAGATGCGCTCAGATGATGGCGGCACGGTTACCGGACGCCTGTCCATGGCCAACCCAAACCTTCAGCAGGTTCCCGCCCGTCACGAAGTTATCGGCCCGATGGTCCGCAGCCTGTTCCTTCCAGAAGAAGAACAAATCTGGGCGTCCAACGATTTTTCCTCCCAGGAACCGCGCCTTCTGGTGCATTACGCCAATCTGTTGGACTTGCCTGGGGCAGATCGGATGGTGGATGCGTATCAGAGCAACCCGGACACCGACTTCCACCAGATGGTGGCCGACATGGCAGGGATTAAACGAAAGGCCGCCAAAACCATTGGCCTTGGTTTGATGTACGGCATGGGCAAGAATAAGCTATCCCATCAGTTGGATTTGAATTTAGAAGAGGCAGATGAACTGATCACCAAGTTTCACCATAATGTCCCATTCCTCAAGGGAACCGTGAACGCGGTGATGAAACGTATTGAACATCCGGCTGCTGGTGGCGCAATCCGCACGTTACTTGGCCGTAAGTGCCGTTTTCCTCTGTGGGAACCGATGGAATGGGGCGTAAACAAAGCCCTTCCCCGTGAGCAGGCAGTGATTGAATACGGCCAACGGATCAAGCGTGCCGGAACTTACAAGGGTTTGAACCGTTTGATTCAGGGTTCTGCTGCTGATCAGACCAAGGCTGCCATGGTGGCGCTAAAGAAAGCAGGGTTTGACCCCATCCTGCAAGTTCATGATGAGGTGGCCCTGTCAGTCAAGAGTCGGGAGGATGCTGTGGAAGCAGCCAGGATAATGGCTCACGCCGTGAGCCTGGAAGTCCCCAGCAAGTGCGATGTAGAAGTCGGCCCAAGCTGGGGGGAAGCTAAGTAGTTATCGGACATTGCCATTAAGCCGATCAGCAACCAGCTTGGCATATCCGGCGATGTCAAGCCAATGATCTGCCTTGTCAGGGTTGCCATTGATCATGCGGCCCAGCTTGTGGATGATCATGTCAATAGCTTCTAACTGATCAAAAGCCATTGCCGTGCCCCGCTGATCAATGTAGTTATGAATCAAGCGTTTGGTCATCTGCATGATCTCCGCGCCCTCAATGAACTTGCCGTACTCCCTGGCCCGTTCGTCAAGGATCGCGTCCACATCCTTCGGCTCCTCCACCTTTGGATTGGACATTGATTCCACCATCTTTTCATACGCTTCCTGCGTAGCCTGCGTTAAATCCGGCATTGGCACAGCGAGCACCTGTTTCCTAAGCTGATATATCCGCGAAACATGGACCTTGAACCGTTTTGCGATGGAACCAGAACTATCGTCAGGATGCGCTTCAATGTAAGCCCTGATCTTGTTTGCACGTGTTGACTTTCTCACTTTATAACTCCTTTTAAATTACTGCGATTGCAGTTCCTTGCTTGCATTAAGTAACTGCCCCATGCAATCATTAATGCTTTGTTTTAGTTTGTCTTGCCGCTCTCTGCGCGAATCGAGCCAAAAGGACACCGAAGCACGCAAGTCCCCTAGATACACTTCCAGTTTTACTTCTGGATTTGCTACCTGATCCAGGCCCGAGGCCCGGACCATGTAGACCACACGGTCATACAAGTCTGACGCCGTTTGCGCCAAGTACTCATCCCTCTCCCTGCGAATGTCATTCAACTCAAACGCCGGAATCAGAACCTCGGCCAACGCACCGTTTTCTTCTATGACAACCGTAACATCCTCTTCTATCTTCATCTTTTCCCCCGCTACAGGCGCATCAATTACGCCGTAAATGTCTTCGTAAGTTACCCGAGAACCACGGACCGAGGCTTCCTGAATGATTTTCTTCGCCACTTCAGGCGGCACGGTTTGTTCCCTGATTTCGTAATGAGCGATGTTGCCCTGTGAGCAGCCCAGCATGTCGGCAAAAGCCTGCTGGGTCATGCCCATGCACAATCGGATTCTTTTAATCCCGTTTTCCATCATCGAGCCCCGTCATCCGAGCCTTCTTCGCGCTCTTCAAATCAATGTACTTTTTGCCGTTGCTTTTCAGTACAAAGAAGAAGTCGTCATTGCGTTTAATTTCATCTACAACTTCTCCTTTCTCATCGACTAAAACAACATGGTTATCGGACCAGGGTTTCCATTTCATGGTTTCTCCTCGAGAAACACCCCGTCAAGCTCCTCTTCCATTTGCATGTGGCGTATTTCCTCAAGCATTTCATCCTCTTCAATTTCCTTGCGGAATTCATCGAGGACCTCGGCTTGATACTGCTGTTGATTTGCTGCTTCCATAGTTTTCCCTTTCTGTAAACCCCTAGATGGTAGCCTAAATGCGTCCATTGAACCAGGACGCTTCTCGGTGATCAGATCACCATCCCCCGTTTTATAAACACTCTTGCGCCAGTCGTTAACCAACTCAGTCTTTGCCACACCGGGAGCATCAAATATCTGCCGCCCCTTCGTAGAGATATGGTAGTTGTCACCATCTTCATAGACGTAGCCATTGTGAACCAGTTTGGTCAGCGTTAGCTTAAAAATGGGGGTGTCCTTGTCGTGCGTGAAGTAGTGTAGTTTCCTCGGTGACGATGCAAGGCTGGACAGGATGTCCATCTGTTGTTTAGTAAGCTGTTTCATCTTAGTAGTACTCCTATGATTTCATGGTGTTTATTAACGGTGTTTTCACCGCCCCTTGTCCCCGAACGGGATTTGGTTTGGTACTCAACTATTGCTTTAGCTACAGTCGAAACGCGTTTGCGCCAGTTGAAGTCATTATCCATTGACTTCACAATGCCTGTTCCGGGCCAGTATTTAGGTTTCTTTTTCATCGGTTTAGCGCCCTCTGAATTAGCCACAGTTGGATGCTGATGCAAGCAAGTTGGGCTGAGATGATTGCTGCGTATGTCATGTGTTTTCCTTTATTTGATAGTCTTTAAAAACTGTCCCTTTGCTTGCATCTCCTTTCCAGCATTCTTTGACCCATCCACGTTTTCCTGATTTGTATGTGCGCCAATGTCCCCGTGACTGGTGTCTGCGTGGGCTTGCGTGTGTGCCTCCTTGATGCTCTTGCTTTGGCTTTGGAGGCTCAATGACAACTGTGTGCCAGTCAAATGACAAAGCAGACTTTCCTTTGGTGGCTCGCTTGCGATTGATAAATGTTTTTTTAGGTGTTGCTTGGTATGCTGTTCCTCCAGCAGACAGTTTATTTAACACGGCACAGACCATCCTCAGTACCGGATCAATTTGCTGGCGGCTGACTTCCTTGTCGTTGTTGTAGTACCGCAATCCATCGTCTGTTTTGATGTATGCAAACGGCGCAAAAAATGAAGTTGGCTCTATCGTGCATCCAGCCGTGGTAACGCTGTCTTTACCAGCAGTCATCCATAGACTGAATTTGCGTCCCTTACTGTCCACGCCAGCTATGCCAGTG